ATATTACCTGAGTTCGTTAGTCACTAACATTCGGAAATTGCATTTCTGCGCAGAAGCGGTTAGCCTGTACTTCTTATTCCTAACTTCAATCTAACGGGATACTATATACCGATGTCAGCAGATATACAGTATTTGTGGTTGTATCTTTTTCACAGAGCCACTATCTTTGAGCCATTGAAAATTTTTCACTTAGCCAAACGAATTATTAAAGGCATATTCCGTCATCATCCCCGAAGGGGTAGTGGCTGAGCTCCTGTCAACACACAGGATTTCTGTCCCCGCGACTGTTTTGTCCGGTTATCATAGGCACCCGAAATTAGCCGGTGCGAGCTTAAGCGTTGATTGATATGCCTATGTTTGTGCCAGTGAATGTGCCTTAGTTGATATAATATAAAACAAATCTTAGGGTAAAGTCAACAAATAAATATTTCAAACGGGACTAAAACATGAATAAAATTAAAAAAGCTCTTTGGTTTGCATTAGGTATTATATTTTTAGGTATAGCATATTTAGGTACATTTGTTCCCGGGTTGCCTTGGTCAACTCCTGCTATTTTAGCCACATGGTGTTTTAGTAAGAGTTCAGAAAAATTCCATAACTATATGCTTAATCATAAACTTTTTGGACCAGTTATACGCAACTGGAGTGAGGGCAGGGTATTTCCTACCATTGCTAAATGGCTAATGTTTGCAAGTATGGATTTTAGTTTGATTCTAATCTATTGGCGCACACACAATTGGAAATTGTGTTTAGGTCTAAGCATATTCTTTGCTACTATATTACTTTGGGCAAGTAGACTTCCTGGAAATCGTATTGAAGCAGATCGTAGAAAAGCTGCTGGAGAAAAACTAGGTTGGTTCAAATAAGAGAAAGGGCCCTAAGGCCCTTTCTATATTATCGACTAGTGCAGTCTTACTTTAATGGAAACGGACTAACAATAACACGCGGCTCAACATATAGCGGCGTGGGCTTTTTAGTCTCCGGGTTTAAACAAAGCACCCAAGTACCGTCAGCCGCAGCAGGACTATACAATCCATTAGGATCAGCCTGAGCAATAGTGGTCAGTACGTGATAGTTATCACCAACTGCCTTTTGTGGGTTGGTATACTGTGTGGCATAAGGAATGCCAAATCCAACCGAATCACACAACTTCCTAAGATTGTTGTTCATGTCAACAACATAAGTGATGGTGGTAATATTCTGATCGCGTAGTTCGAGAATTTCTTTTAACATGCGTTTTTCGGCAAAATTAACAATGCCAGGCATGCCTACGCTCTGTACGGCCTGCAGACTCATCTGCTCCTGTTTTTGTTTTTCAATTTGAGTAGAACTCTGAGGACCTTCTTCACAACCAGAAAGCATGATAGCCGAAGCAGCAACAATCGAAATAAACTTATTCATATAAACTCCAATTAAGGTGAAAGAGTAGTGACCCATTGGGTACGCGGGGGATTTCCCGCAGTAGTCCATTGGCTATTAACAATATAATAACCGTTTGTATAGGTATGTAAATACGATTGATTATTCGGCACAGCAAAAACGCCAGTCAAATAATTAACCTGCGTACATCCATTATTAACCGCTAAACTGGAAGAAATCAACGTACCGTCACTGGCCCATGTAGCATTATAGACGCTGGCGTAATATACGGTGTGTACACCACCTCTACCACTTCCAACAGTAGCATAACCAACATATTCGATTTGTCCGCGAACTGTGCCGTTGCCGTCAATAGATGTAGCAACGACATTGGTGGTCCATGGGTTACTGGAGCACGGCGGTGCTACACTAGGATCTCCCTTGAGAGAAACATAAGTTGTAGCATTGGCAGAGCCAATTGCTAAAAAACTTGTAGCAATAACACTAATAAACTTATTCATATAATCCCCTTTTAATTTGACTTCAAACTTTCATAAAACATTCGCAAATGAGGTGGCAATTTCTCAATGTCGTAAGTTGAAAAACGATCAAGAATTACACCACGCAACAGAACCTTGTGTTCTGCATCTGCATTAATATAATCAGCCTCTAGCCCAGAAAGATCACGAATCATGCCATCGTTATACTGTTGGCTTTCATGAAATACCTGATTATCTACGGCTGTATAACGGGGGGCAAAAAACTTATACATTCCATACCCACCGAATGCTAGTGCAAAAACGGCCGCACCAGCAAGAGCAAGACCACCAATTCCTACACCGACTTCTTTAATCATATATATTAACTCCAATTAAAGTTAGAAAAACTAGGTCCTATTTCTAGGACCTAGTGGTTACTGAATAACTGCGTAACGCGAGTTATTCAAAGTCTTCAACATCACTGCTGTTGGATTGAAATCCTCAGCAGCCAAGATCGAAGTCATAATCGACGGGCTGAAACCCGAGACTAGAGCAACGCCCTTGTCATTGTGCTTGACTGGAACGTTGCCTGCTCGTGCATGCAGATTCCAGAACACAATCTTCGGCACAGCGTAACCAGCCTTCTCATACTTACGCTCGATCATCTGCATAGCAGAGTCGTCGTAACGAATGCACTGGTTGAACTCCATGTCCGATAGGATGAGAATATACTTTGGCATATCCTCAGCAGCAACCTTACCCTTAACAGCATACTTGAGAATCGAATCAAAGGCGCTGTGCAGGTTAGTGCTCATGCCCCATTCGGCCTGCTGTAGCTGATTGAGCTTCGAGATCAAATTGCCCTTGAGCACTTCAATCTTCGACTGCTCGCTAAAGGTCAAGAACATATCCTTAAATGGACCAGTGTTCTTATCAGCAAGGTACAATCCCAAGCTAACCGAAACGTCCATGCAAGTCAAATTCTTGTTACCACCAACCGGCGAGCTCATAGAGCCCGACACGTCAACCACAGGAAGAACCAACTGGTCTCCAATGTAGTTAGGCAAAGCATCCCACTGAGCCTGGATGACAGTGTCATCGCCACCAAAGGTGCGAGCCTTGATAACATCGTACGGGTAAACCGCACCAGCGTTAACCTTAGCCTCACCAGTGGACAACTTAATCTTGTAGGTCTCATAACCCATAGGATCATGCTTCTTGAATGCCTTCTGATAACGGCTAGCAGCCAAGCTAGGTACATGGCTGTAGTTGATCTCAGTCCACTCATTCGCACACATGTTCTGCTCGACAACCTTAGTCAAGTTGACTAGAGTCTTGCGGTAAGTCTTAGGAGTCATGCCAAGCGCATTACGCAACTCAGCAGTCTTCTCGCCCTTACGTGGCATCCACTTAGCACAGAGACCGTTGCCAGCCTTAAGTGCAGCATGGATGAGATCAAAAGACATGCTCTTGACTTCCGGATCGTGCTCAAAAATCAACAGGTCGTCCCAGCGGCCGAACTCAGCCAAATGCGGAAGCACACGCTTCAACACATCCGGGTTCTTACGCTCAAGGCTGAGCAAGACCTTGCGAACAAGGTCGCGCTCACCTGCACCGCCACGAACGTCGCGAGCCCACATGAGCAAGCGAAGAGCCAAAGTCTCATCTTCGGCTAGCGCACGATGAAACTCGGCGCTCAAATCCTTGCCACGGCTTGCGCCGATTGCAAAGAACAAATCAACAAGATTGCTCTTGCTGGAATCGAAAGTCTTCATACCATTTGCGGTACGAGTTTCCATCTGTACATCTTTCACTGCATCTACAAACATATTCATCTTCATTCTCCTTACAGGTTAAGACTAGTTTAACGTCCTAGCAGACAAGCTTTTTTTAAATGCGGAACTTAAACCTAATTTAAAAACAGGATAGCTTTCTACTTTTTGATTTGAGTGAGAAATCGAAACTCACCTTGCTGGCGCGAAGCCTGCACGCGAAGTTTTGTGGATTTGCTGTAACTATCCTTAATTTCAAACTATGCAGATATTATAATTAACTTTTACCTAACTGTCAACTACTTTTTTGTACCTGCCAAAATAGATAAATCTTTAATATCTGGATTCTTTTTATAAATCCTTTGTATATTTTTATAATGACGATACTTTTGGTAAAAGTCAATAAATTTGATAAAAGGAAATGCTAATACCAAAACTACGAGTAACAAAACAGCTAATGGATAGAGCCAAACCCAATGGTACCCTAGTTTCGGATCTCGCATTACTTATCCCTTAAGATAAGCAAGTACATTTTCTGGGCTAGTTTCGCCGTACGGGTCGCTGCTAAAATTGTCCTCACGTCCGGGCTCATCGAAAATCTTTTCGATTACACCGTCGTTAACAACAGCGGCATAGCGATGACTGCGATAGCCAAACCCAATTGCACTCTTATCAACAAGGCGACCCATTAGACGAGTAAACTGTCCGGTACCGTCGGGAATAACCTTAACATTCTTAATACCCAAGTGGCGAGCCCATTCGTTCATAACAAATGCATCGTTAACACTAATGCAATAGATTTCATCTACGCCCGAACTCTTAAATTCATTATATCCTTCTTCAAACCCAGGAAGTTGCTTTGACGAGCAAGTAGGTGTAAATGCTCCTGGAAGGCTAAAAAGAACTACTCGCTTGCCAGCAAACAAATCCTGTGTAGTCTTGGCAACAAACTCACCGCCGATTGGGCATCCTCCGTCTTCAGTAGGTTCATCGCCCTCGCGGAACATAAATGTAACATTTGGAACTGTCCAATTCATTATATTTCTCCTTTTAATGTTGTATCTAATAACTGAGATAGTATATAATTGTTAAAAATAAAAGTCAACTACCAGTTTTACCAATTTCTTTTTTAATAGTATTAAGATAGCCTAAAATAATCTGTTGTCCTTCGGCGCTCATATCTCGGAACAAATCAACTATACTAGCTCTACGTTCATTATCACTATTAGCATCACTTTTACTTTCATTTAGTCGTTTGCATCGTATGCGAAAGTTTTCAGGCCCATTTTTATTAGTATCGATACTTTTAGGTTGTACATGATCTAGATTTGGAAAATGCATAGGGTTTCTTGTAATTCTATTTTTACCCTTTCCCCAATCGTAGTAATAAACATGAAAACCGTCATCCCATTTAACAGAATCGTGTTTATGCATTTGAAAAAACTCTTCTGTTTGTTCGTTAGTCCATTTATATTCTTTTCTATAATACCCGTAAAGAGCTACTCTAAATAGTATATGCGGGTCCTCTGCATGTTCTAGTACATAGTTAAAAATGCCTTTACTAAAATAAGTATTTTCATCGTATTCTAAACTTATCGTTCTTGATAAGATGGCATGATTAATATCGTCGTGAGATAGATTATCTTCCATTCTTTTTCCTTTTAAACTTTTTCTCCGTAATTAACAATAGCCCATCGATAATTATTTTCGTAAGAATTTATTTTCATAATAGCATCGCCTCGAATATCATGAAAATATAATTGAGCATTAGTTCGAGTATGTAAGCTGTCTACTAAACAATGGAAACTTGAAGCTACACAGTGTATCTCCTCAGCGTGTTCTATTAATTTAATATATTGCATCATATTATCGGTTATGTTATCTTTAACTTCGATAACTTTATAATTTGGCAAATTTTTAGCAGATCTAAATCTTTCTATATTAATAGGTATTCCATTAGGAAATTTTGAAGAACTTCTATGCACTAAAATATATCGTTCTCCTTGACTCAGATTATTGTATAATTCTTCTGCTCCTTCTACACGTTTCGGAGGTCTAAAGTTTGTATAACGATAGGAAAATGGTATTTCATAATTTGCATATGTCTGAACATCCCATAATACGGCAGATAATTCGTTATTGATATTTTTAGTTCTTATTAAATCTGTAGGCAAGATTCTGGCTAATTTATGATCATTAACATATTGATTCTCGCCCTCATCATAATGCCTCAACGGAATAACTTTTATGTTAGGAAAATCTTGATATAAACAAGATAAGGTTTTATAGAAATGAGGCCAAACAGGAACATGCAATTCTAAACATCTATCAGCGAAATAATGGACCGCGCCGTTATTAACAAAACTATCGCCTAATCCTAGCGGACCGACATAAAACAGCCTATCAAATATTTTACTCATTCTTTTTTAATTGTGAATATATATTTTGTACGCCGATCGCCTGTCTTTTAGCATCCTCCAGCGCATTATGTAAATTTCCTTTGGGCATATTTGAATTAAATCCTAAATCAAATAAAGTCCTTGTATCTCTCAGATCCCAAAACTTCCAAGGAAATTCTCTATTTAATTGACGGTATAAATTTTCTATGATCATAAGATCAAATACCGATCCATGACTCCAAAATTTATTACATCCATATGCAAACTTGTGAAATTGATCTATAGCATCTGAAACTTTAACTCTATTATCAGTATTAAAAGCTTCTTCTATAATTTTAGGATCTTGTTTAGACCACCAATCCAATGTATTAGGATCGATTGATCTTTTTAAAAGATCTTGATCATCTAAATCGAATTTAATATAAAGTTCATCTATGATTCCTTTATTAAAAGGATCAAAATGTACAGCTCCTAATGTTAAAATAACTGCATCGGGAGTAACTGACAATGTTTCTAAATCCACCATTAAATGTTTTGACATTTAAGATATTACCTCTTTATTCTCTAAAGCTTTTACAAAAATTTTAAACGCAGATATAGCATCTGCAGTATGCAATACTTTTTCACCATTAACATATGCTCTTGATTTTTGGAATTTGGCTTCGAGGTTATTTTTCTTGCAAATCTCTACAAAACTTTTTCTAAAAGTCTCTGTATCGGCCTTTCCTGCATGCCAAATATCTACAAAATATCCTTCACTATTATAAGGAGAAATTCCTACATTCATACCTGAATCACCTACGTTATTCTTGCTGACATAACGTCCTGTAACATTAGTAAACAAACCAGGGTTATCATTAAAAATCTGTTGAAGGTGTTCTGCTTTATTTTGATCTTTTTCTGAAGAAGATGTTAATTTACGAATTACTTTTTTATCATTAAGATTGCTTGGGCGAATTAACGGAATAAATTCACAATGTGTATGTCCGTTATGTTCGAATATTATAACGCTAATCAACGTGATTCGTAATGGCGTGTTTTCGTTAAGCCATTTTACGAAACCTTTAATATGCTCGTCAGCATCTTCACAAATCAATACACCATCGTCGCATTGTTTATCATACATGTAATATGTGATTTTGCTGGCGTGAACACTGTCAAGCCAGCCAGAAGCATCCTGGCTTTCAATAACTAGTACTGTCTCGTTAGATTCGTCTCGAACTACTAGGTCTACTCTTTTAGAATGAGTAGTGTGTTCTTCAGGTGTTATTGAATAACCGTCTTCGTAACTAAGGTCTAAAGAAGTTAACAAACGACGAACTGTTTCTAGATCATTTGAAATAAATTTGGTAAAAAAAACTTCTCCACCAAATGCATCTTTAATATTAGTACGCTTCATGTATGCCTTATATTATATAATAAAATATTATATGATACAAGGCAAATATTGTCAAATTAATCGTAACGAGCAATAACGTTTAATTCTTTTTGTTTCTTACGCCATCGAGCTTTTGCAGCAGCCTTAGCTTTTCTTCTAGCGACTGTAGGCTTTTCATAATATTGTCTTTCTAGAACTTCAATTAAAATACCACTATCCTCTACTTTCTTTTTAAATTTTCTTAAAGCAGAATTAATATTACCATCTTTTACATATACTTTCATAGTTTATTTTCTTTTTTACTCTTATTAAAAATTAGCGTTGCTGGCTCGCCGGCCACCGCCTCTTTAGTTATCACAATTTTATTAAGGCCTCTTGAAACTAGATCCACGGCATCAAATTGATAAGGAAGCAATATTTTTTCTAAAATATTCTTCAATCCTCTAGCATTAGTCTGTAGATTTTTTGATTTATTGGCAATATCTTCAAGAGCATCATTATTAAATTCTAGAGTAATACCATCTAACTCAAACAAGTATCGATATTGTGATATTAAACTATTTTTAGGTTCTTTTAGAATTCTTACTAGATCTTTAATATCTAATTCTTCAACATTAGTAATTAACCCAAAACGACCGACGAATTCTGGAATCATTCCAAATGTAATCAAATCTTTAGTGGTAACATCACAATAATTAGCAGCTAAATTTTTATTAGTTAATTTCGACCCAAATCCTACACTACTTGTTGTATTTCTACGACTAATAATTTTATCTAATCCGACAAATGCTCCACCACAAATAAACAAGATACTACTAGTATCAACCTCAATCATTTCTCCTCGAGGGTGTTTACGTTTATCAGCAGCGGGCACACGTACAATAGAACCTTCAATCATTTTAAGCAATGACTGTTGCACACCTTCGCCGCCTACGTCTCTGGTAAGACTAACATTTTCGCCTTTGCGGCTTAATTTGTCAATTTCATCAACATAAATGATTCCATGTTTGGCTCGATCTATATCTCCGTCTGCTGCAGAAATAAGACGATTTAAAATACTTTCAACATCATCACCTACATATCCTGCTTCGGTTAAACCGGTAGCATCACAAATAGCAAAAGGAACATCTAGATATTCTGATAATTTCTTAGCCAACATTGTTTTTCCACACCCAGTTGGACCTAAGAGTAATACATTGGTTTTTTCTATTTGAATATCTTTATTATAATTATGAATTCTTTTGAAATGCTGACATACCGCTACACTTAAAGCAATTTTAGCATCTTCTTGTCCTATTACGTATTGATCTAAATATTCTTTTATTCTTACTGGATTATAAATTTCTTTAGAATTTTCTAAAGGGAATTTTTTGATTTTTTCTTCATCTAACATATCTTGGCATAGTTCTACACAACTATTGCAAATAGCTGCAGAATCGCCTACGATTAATTTTTTAACATCTTCTTTAGATTTGTTACAAAAATCACAATAATGAGTTTTATTTTTTTCCACTGGTTACTCTTTCTAAAAAATCAGTCATGCTATCAACTCTACTTAAATTAATATGACTATATAATTCTGCTACATTATTATCATTAGTCATATAATATACATTAGGTTTAGATAATATATAGCCTATCAAATAACTAGTTATAGCTGACATATTATTTACATTAACTAACTTATAATCACTACAAGAAAGGCTATGTAACAGCCAAGGGACGTTAGGCTCTCCACTATAGAAGTATATATTAAATGAATCGTCTGTATCTTCTTTGAGCCATTGTGTAATTTGTTCTTGATCAGTTTCATTTAAATCAATAAACAATACGCTCTTCTGATCATTTTGAAAAATATCTGGAGGAGTGATAAGTGTAATTTTAGCCGGCATCTTTTAATCCTTTCTTAACTTCTGCTTTGATTTCTTCAGGAACTTGATAGAAAGGTAAAATGCCACTTTTAACTCTTTTAACCATATCTTTAATATTACGTTCGGATGTAGCGAGATAATCTTTTTCGCTAATTACATTACTAACATTTTTCCACATCCCACTTTCATTTTGTTCTTCATTTTGAACATAAGAACTAGTAGTTTCTGATTTCCCCTCAACGCCTTTTTCTGCAGCATCGATCATGGAGTTCCATAAATCTACCGGATCTTGGGAAGAATTGGTAGGATCATCGATCTTTTTAAATTGTTGAAAACTATATTGACTGGCTAATAATAGTATCACTGCTAACGGATCAAACACTAAAATAAGAATTAAAATAACCCAAGTGACTGCCCTTTCTAAAATACTAGGATCAGTATTACCATAAACAAAGGCTGCTATATATCTAATAGGGCCAACTTCGGATTCGACTTTACGAGATTCAGCAGCAATTGGTGCTCTTTCATCATTAAGCAATGAAATGTGTTTTTGTGATTCGGAAATTTCTGATAATAATCTCGATCTTTCTTCAGCTTGTGTATGTCTTAATCTTACCGCACGGCTTGCTCCCTGTTCGTCGTTTGATCTTTCCATCAACTGATCGACAGCAGTATCCATTTGTTTTAATGCTTTACGATTTGTTTCTATGTTTTCTCGTTCGGTTTTGATTTTTTCATCATAGACTGCAATGCGTGCAGCTACGTCGCCACTGACTAGGCTTTGGTCGCTATGTGCTTTGCTGAGAAAGCCGAAGATACCCATACTGGTGATTAGCATGAGTACTACAATAGCTGCTATTAAGTAGCCTTTGACAGCAGTCGGAGCAATAGCCCAATTTTGCTTGAGCCATACTGTAGCAACTAGTTTGCTAATTTCTAATGTAACGCCCATTACAATAATAGGTACTACCGCTGCTGAGAATATTGCAGTTAATCCTGAAACAGAATAATAAACTGCAACTGCTGAAATTGCTAGTCCGGAAAGTAAAGTCAAATAGGCTACGATCTTATTGGATAAGGTATTCATGGAAATATTTATTTCCTGAATTGCGGCCTTATCCTTTTTCTTTCTCCTGCGTTTACGCTTAAAAAGCTTCACACTATCCTCGTCGCATACGACTAATAGATATCATTTCTTCTTCATTAATCACGGGCACAGCGTTACTCTTATGCATAGTAGCAATACCTTTAATAAGAGTGCCGGTATATTTACGTTCGGGAGGCCTAGCGCAGGGTGCCCAAGTAGACTCTACACTTTTAATTTCTCGAGTAGCATCTTGTCGAGGAGCGTTATACAATGGTTTATAACTGGTAGACATAAACCCTTTCTTGTTGGTCTTAGTTGTCTTTACATTATATTCTCGATACAGAGCTTCTTGCTGTTCTCGAGCTAACTCACTACGGCGCTTATGTTCAGCAGATGCCCACTTCTTTTTGCCTTTCTTCTTACCAGTAGTAGTAAGAGCAGGATGTGCTAAATGCATTGACATTACTTACCCTCGTTATTAAATTCTGAAATACTTTCGATAAATTTCATATCTTCTTCGCTAGGCAGATACCAACGGTTTTCTTTGAAATTCCAATGACGGGTATCATGTAAATCAAAGTTAAAATAGAATCCAAGAATACCGACGAAAATATGTAGTCCTGCATGATCTGTTTTAAAAGTTAGATTAAAAGAAAAATCCACTATAATATCATTAATAATTCCGCAATGGAAATCAATAACTTTATTTTTGGAAACTTTCCGATTTTTTTCGTAACAATTATTATGAATAGGGTTGTTAATTAGAGGATTTCGTAAGCCAAAAGAAAAGTCAATCATTCTGTACCCCATTTAGTTACAACTTCAATGCCACACTTTTTCAAAAATGCATCTGGTAAAATACCGCCTGCATTAACAATAATAGCATTGTTCTCTATAATGCGCAAGTCATCTTTACCAATTTGGAGAATAACATAATCCTCACCGATTTGTTGTACATTAGAATTTAGGATTACTTCTAAATTACCTTTTTTAACAGCACGATCTACACGTTGTCTATTAGCCGGTTTAGCTCTTTGAAAAGCTGTACCACGATATGATAAGGTAACATGATTACTAGGATCTGCTTCAGCAATACTAGCCGCAGCTTCTAATGCACTATCACCGCCACCTACTACTAATATATGCGCGCCTTTATATTGTTCAGGATCAATAAGCCTATAAACTACTTTTGGTAAATCTTCGCCCGGCACATCTAGTGTTCTCGGGCTACCACGACGACCGATAGATAATAATACATTGGTAGCACGATATGTACCTAATAAGGATGTGATGGTGAATCCTGTATCGTCCTTAACTACGCTTTCTACACGCTCATTAAATTTGAAATTTAGATTGTGTAGTTGACGTTGTTCATCCCAAAACTTTAATAGTTCTTCTTTGGTGGTATTTCTAAAATGTACTTTCCCAATAACAGGCAAAGTAACTGGCTGTGTCATGACTAGCTTTCTACGTGGGTATTTAAAAACTGTTCCACCCAACGAATCTTGTTCAAGGATTAGATAGGTAAGCTTTTCACTAATTGCAGTAAAAGCCGCACCAATTCCAGCAGGGCCGCCCCCAACAATAATAAGATCATACTGATTTTTCCCACGATCACAATTCTTAGCAATATTTTCAACAGCTTCTCTCCCTTGAGTTAAAGCGTTTTTGATTAATCCCATGCCACCTAATTCACCAGCAACATAGAGTCCGTTAACATTAGTTTCGAATGTGGGCTTAACCACTGGTAAATCTACACCACGACGCGCAGTACCAAATACTAAAGTAATTGCATCAACAGGGCAAGCTAACTTACAAGCACCATGGCCGATGCATTCGGTAGGACTAGTGAGAACTGCTTTTCCATTAATTAACCCTAGTACATGATGGTGACTTTCAGGGCAGGCTTTGACACAACCGCCGCAGCCGATGCATTGGTCACTATCAATTACTGGATGCATCGAAACAGTCTCTGTTAAACCTGCTTCTACCGCATCTTCTAATACTGCTATTGACTTTTTATGAGTTTTTCTTTTCTTTTTAAGATAGAAAATAATTACAATGGCAATAAATGCTAGATATATTAATGCGAACATTATGCAGCGATTGATTCCTTATTAGATAATACTTGAATCAATGGCCAATTCTTTTTGCTAATACCAGTGAATCGTAAAATTTCACCACCAGCAGCAATCTTAAAAGACCCAGCAACTACCCAAATTTCATTTCCTGATGTATCCGTTCCGGCTAGTTTGCGTACAACCCCATTAATAATACCATCATCGGTAGTCTTACCCTTATTCCACTGATAGAAGGCACTATTACCTTGCCAACGTTCTGCAAATCCGCTAGAATCTAGACAAAATTGTTCTAAAGAATACAACGTATTAATTGCTGACATACTATTCTCCTTTTAAAACACTATTATAGTGGTAAAAGGTTTTATCGTCAACTAAGATTTTACCGAATTATAGTCCATTTTGGATTAAAGTACTTGCCTTCGTGTTTCCGTTTAAAAATCTTACTGTATTCGATTAGGGTTAATTCACGCTGACGTTCTAAATCATGCTCTAAACAAGCACGATACATTTTCTTTACTAGTTTAGATTGCTTCATTTTAGTACTCCCTATAAAACTATTTATAAAAGAGTTACTGGTTACGGTTCCAGTGACACCCAATATTTGTGTCCGGTTATTTTTCTGTAGTCCAGGTAACGATTTCCCAGTGTCCGTTGTGATGTTCGACTAAGGCAGTCATAGATTCGACCCAATCGCCGTCATTCATATATACAACACCGTCGATTTCTTTAATTTCTGCATGATGTATGTGTCCACAAATTACACCATCAAATCCTCGTTTCTTACAATAAGCAGCAAGATTGCGTTCGAATTGAAACATAAAATCAACTGCTTTCTTAACACGTTGTTTTAGATATTTGCTTAAGCTCCAGTAACCAAATCCCATACGATGTCTAATCCAATTAAACTTATTGTTTAGCGATAATACAACATCATAAGCACGATCGCCTAAAAAACTAATCCAAGGAGCTAATCTCGTAATGCCATCGAACAAATCTCCATGTGTTAACAAATAACGACGTCCATCAACGCCGACATGTTCGGTTTGGTTAACAATTTCTACATGTCCAAACGCAATATTGTATTGTAATAATGGTCTTAAAAATTCATCATGGTTACCGGCTATATAAACTACTCTTGTATCGCGTTTAGCATGACCTAAAATTCTACGAATAACATTAGTATGACTTTGTTTCCATTTCCAACGATTTTGTTGAATTTTCCAGGCATCAATAATATCGCCTACAAGATAAAGTGTTTCACAACTGTTATTCTTAAGAAAGTTATTAAGTTGTTCAGCCTTGCAGTCTTTAGTGCCTAAATGCACATCACTAATACAGATGGTACGATATGTTTTTTTCATAGCAATATTTAACTATAAAAACATTACAATAGTATTACAAAAAATAATAGGCTCCGAAGAGCCTATTATCGATCGTTCTGTTACCGAGTGATCAAACTCTGTTTACTAGACTGCAATTAAGCAGCTAGAGCTAAATAATAATATGAATTATGAAAAAATTTATAAAAATTTAATGGAAGCTGCTAAAACAAGAAATAGTTCTATGAAAGATGTGCATAGTCATCATATTATACCAAGATGTATTGGTGGTAAAGATTCACCAGACAATTTAGTTAATTTAACTTTTAGAGAACATTTTGTTGCTCATTTATTATTAGCTAAAATATACGGTGGAAAATTGTGGCACGCTGTTAAAATGATGGGCGCTGTACATGGTTATACAGGAAGGATGTATGCAGTTGCCAAGAAAAAACATTCTTCAATGTTATCTATTCAAAATCAAAAGAAAAGAAAACCTAAAGAAACTCGACATTATAAATGTTACGAATGCGATAAAGAAATTATTCGTATCGAATTTGTACATCGCCCTAGTAAAGAAAGATATTTTTGTTCTATCAAATGTAGGAATAAGTTTTGTGCAAAAAACAGACCATCAAGAAAAGGAACTTCATTATCCCACATTCCGAAAAGAACTGCTTGGAACAAAGGTAAATCAAGCCCGATGAAAGGTAGATCGATTAAAGGACACCCTGCATGGAACAAGGGTGTACATAATCCGTTAGGATCTATTAATGGAAAAAAAGGAGCAGATAAACTCTCTAAAACTGCTAAAGGTAGGAAAAAGCAGTATCGCGAGGATGGATCTTGGACATGGGTTTATCCTAATAGGAATACTGGGGACCAAAGTCCCCAGTAGGTAACTTATTTGACAAGGCGTTTCCTGCCCCGTTGGATCATGCTGCTAGAGCAATGTCTCCAAAATAATCGTCATTTGCTGCGATTATAGTTTTTGCGCTGATTGCGTCAGTCGCCTCTCGGGTAGCTTTCAGGTTATTACTTGCTCTGTCGAAGCCAAATACACCCCCATAGTTGGTGGAGGTGAGCGGAGTCGAACCGCTGTCCAAAACACCTTTAGCTAAAAGTTTACTACCATTAATTCTTATTTTCTTTTGTATTATCAACGCTAGGCATACTAGCACCGCCAGATGATGAACCCGACGAAGAAGAGCCGCTATTTCGAGTAACAAGATAAATTGCTGCACCGATTACAACTAAAAGTACGATTAATGTAAACATCTTAGTCTCCTTTAAAGAACTATTGTAATATTATTTAATATAAAATGCAAGACATTTATATTAAACTTGGCTAGGTCTCCACAATCCTACTAATGTACTCCCGGGTTTATTATTAGCTAGTGTCCACCCTCCTGGCCAAGCGATAGATACTGTGCTATCAGATGGGTTATTGTTATTTGTTGCTCTACTATTTTGATTCCCTCCACAAAAAGTATATCTACCATTTTGTGCGGTGTATATAAAATTCACATGATTATGTCCGCTATAATCCCAAAGAGCAATATCTCCAGGTTGACCTTGATCTAACGGAACAGATGTTGCACTCCATCTTGATGGAGAATTTTCAATCGCAATAGCTCCCGCTTCGGGACACCATTTGTACCCACATTGTTTAAGAGTAAAGTTAACAAATCCCATGCACCAAGGTGTAACATCGTGTAATATGACCGAGCCCAAGCCCAGGCTTTTCCATATACCTATGATATTAGGATTATCAATTCCTGTGGTTTGATAAGTTCTACTCCATTGCCCATTTTCGGCCTCTACTAAACGGTCAGCTAAGAAAGGAATAAGGCCACCAGTAAATGTTGCAGTTGAAATCACTCCGGTTGCGGTTGAAATTTGTGGTGGAGTACCCTGATAGGTAGATTGTATTGCACCTTGTGCCACTGCATCTGCCGGCATAGCAAATGTACTAGTACTTGATAGATAAGCTGAATCATTATTATTAATTTGCTCAACAATCAACGGATCTATTGTTACTCCGCCAACAGTGATATCTCCGACAAATGCAGCACTTTGCTGCGGTTTGTTCCACAATGCTACAGCAACATTATTAACAAAAACGTTTTTACTATAAAAAACGTCTCCTATCAACCCAATACCGGAAACGTAAGGCATAAGTTATTCCTTTAACTTATTTACCTAGTGCAATGCCTGTTGTTCTCTGTATATAAAGATCTGCAGCATCTTTTTCAGTTGCCAACGGTGCAGTCATTATTGCATGTTTGGCAAATGATATTGTATTCGAATTAACGGTAAACATGAAAGGAACAAGATCAACTCCTTTTTGTGTAGGAATTAAAGCTCGTGGTTTGTTAAGGCAAATAAAATGGGCATCTTCACTTTCAAATCTTCCGACTATTTCTTCACCGGCATTGGTACGTATAGTTACAACTTCTCCAATACTGGCACCTTTAGTAATTAACATTTTTGTTTCCTTTATAGTTCGCCACTTTCTGCTAACTTAAGCAATAGACTATAATGTTCGTATGCTTTTTGCACTGCGGCATATTTTGTTCTCAAATATTTTTCTTGATGTTTCTGTTTCATTATAGTTTCGAACATATTATAATGACCAGTTTCTTTTAAATTATTAAAAACCTGTTGTTCAAACTCTGCCAAACGCTCTAATTCGCTAAAAGCAATTTCTACAATATATAGAGGTTCTGTTTCTAATGTTACATCTTCATATACTATGTTATAATCTGCAGGATTTTGAAAATACTTTATATTTTGCTTAGTCCATCGGTGCGCTCTTTTATTTGTATCGATAATGTTTACACCATGTCGAGTACACCAATCCTTAAAATTATCTACGTTCATTTAACTTTTCCATGTCATTTCGTCTGCGAGCATTTTCTCTTTCAAGAAATAGAATCTTTTTATATAGAGAATCTAGCAAACGATTTTGTCGTTTAACCATATCCTCTAATTCCGCAATCTTTGTTTCATTCGTTTTCATTTTCATTAACTGGAAGTTCGCATAATGCTTCGAGCATTTTATAATGATTATATGCTTTTTTTAGTGCTTCAAATTGTTCGAGCTTGTTAGGATCTGGAACTAGTATAGCAAGACGTTGTTCTATTTTATTAAACATTTCTTTAAGACTGCGTCCCTGCCACTTAATATCGCCATCAATTTCGGCATCACCGGTTACTTTAAGACTTCCGTTATTAGTTGAATTCAAAGAAGCATTGTAAAAGTTCGACGACCATGCTGATGCTGTTCCGCCACTAGTTATTGTTACGTTAGGCGAAGATCCAACCGGACCGCCGGCATTTATACCATAATTAAATTGATATTGCAAAGGATCATAAACAGCCATATTAGTAAAATATGGCTGACCATTAATTATAGCATCGATTTTATTTTTTGTTTCTTCGTCCATAAATTATGCAGCTAGTTTTTTAGCGAGATCATCAAACCCGCCGACTAGATCGTTGTCAAAGAAAATTTGTGGAACTGTCCTTGCATTTGGTACAGCTTCTAACAATTGTTCTTTAGTCCAACCATTATTAATATTACGTTCTTCGAACGCAATATCTTTAGACTTAAGCAATGCCTTGGCCTTTTCACAATAGGTACAACCGTTTTTACTCCAAATAACTACCTTCACTGTATTCTCCTTATAGGTCTGGTAATTCATCATATGTAACAGCATCACTCATTACACCAATAACATAGTTTGTTGATTCTGTTTCTTGTAATGCTGATTGTTTTTTATTAATATTGATATGTTTATTAAACCAGGGAATTGGACTAGTTCTAGGATGGTCTTCCTGATACTTAATACCGATATCCTTGAGTTTAGTATATGCAGTATAATCAACAAAGTCTTTAAGTATATTGGCGTTAAGTCCGATTACCACACCTTTGCGGAATAGATAATCTGCCCACAATTTTTCTTCTTGTATAACTTCCATATACATTGAATACACTTCTTCTTGACATTCTTGAGAAATTTGTACAAATGCAGGATCATCCTTAGTAACATTATTAATTAGCCATGCAGTCCATTCAGTATGTAAAATTTCATCTTGTAAAATAAGACTAATAATATTTCCATTACCAATAAAGATTTTATTTTCGACCATTGCAAGGCTAGTAGCAAAGCTAACCATAAAGCGTAATGCTTCTAATGCATAACTTGCATGTAGAGCTAGCCAAATAGCTTTCTTATGATCGTAAACCGGAATGTTTTCGCCTAATTCTCGACGCATGTTAAGAACATGCAATTCTTCGTAGTAACGTCCGATTCCAGCAGCCATGCCGGCAATTTCTGTAGTGTCATGAATTTTATTAAATTCATCCTTAGGTACTCCATAGATATTACGTATAATATGACTATAGCTCTTACTATGGATGGATGTTTCAAAAAAGCTCCATGTAAGAGTTAATGCTTCTAATTCCGGAATAGACGTGACTGGTCCAAATACCTGGAAAGGGGCACGCCCTTGAATACTATCAAGAGCTGTTTGACGAAGTAGATTACTTGTGAAAATATGTTTAACTGCATCACTGGCCTCCTTATGATCGATTTTATCTTTCGTGAGACTGATTTCTTCTGGAACCCAAAAGAATCCGCGGGCTAATTCTTCATACTTCTGCAACTTAGGATACTTAACTTCTTCAAAACGCTGCACAGTTACTGGTCCAGCAGGATCCAAAAACATTGTACGTTTTAGATAGTTAGTAGGGGTAGCGAAATCGTATTGTAGCTTACTCATAATTTACACCTTAAAGTTTGCAGGCTATGCAATCATCTGCCGAATCATCGTAAATTGTAACAGGCTCTGATACTGTAAGTCTATCACTTTGGCTATTAATCATAGTTTTACTACCGACTTTGTTTATCAAACTATAATATATAGTTTTCAAACCCCAACGATATGCCAACATTAGATTTTTAGCAATTAGTGTAGCAGGAATTTTACCTTCGGCAAAATATGCAGGGTTATAAAAAGTATTTGTACTAATACTTTGATCGATGTATACAGCTAATACAGCAGCAGTTTTAAGATATTCTACACAATCTTTTTGATCCCACATTAACTGATACCGGTTCTTGTAACGTTTATACTCAGGAACAACTTGTACAAATGATCCAGCTTTGCTTTCTTTGACGCTAATTAACTCCATAGGCATTTCAATGCCATTAGTACTGTTAAGTACAACGCTGCTTGATTCAACTGGTGCAATTGCCATGAGTGTAGCATTACGAATACCGTACTTTTTTAGATTCTCTCGCAACCCCTCCCAATCAAGATTAGTGCTAGGTTCAAAGTTAGTTAATTCATCGACATTTTTATTTCGACGTTCCCAAGGGAATATGCCTTGTCCGTAATACGTATATTGACTACGTTCGCATGCTCCTCGTTCACGAGCAAGCTCAACGCTCATCTCTGTAAGATAAAACGCCTGATGTTCCATCCAACGCTTAACTTCTGCTAGTGCTTCTGGATCACCGTATTTCAGATTCTTTCTAGCATGCCAAAAAGCTAAATTAGTAATACCTACACCTAACGGTTCAAATTCTTTATTAGCCAATCGACTCTGTATACTGAGGAAATCTTGATAGTTAAGTAAATTACTTAAACTACGAACCAATATTCTACAGGCCTTTCGCATATCGGCTGGGTTACGAAACGATCCCCAATTAATAGATCCTAATGTACAAAGAGCAATACGTCCTGTTTCATCGTCGATACGTTGGAATGGTCGAGTAGGCAATAAGATTTCTTGGCAAAGGTTGCTTTGATAGATAGGATCGGTATCTGAATTAAATGGTCCTTGACTAATTACATTATCGATATTAACAAGGTAGATACGACCAGTATCAGTTCTCTCTTTGAGAATTCCGTTCTTAAACATCTCTTCCGACGACAACACTTTCTTTTTCTTGGTTTTATCTTGTTCGTATTTGAGATAAAGCTTTTCAAAATCTTTACTATTTCGGTAATAGGCTTCGTATAGATCCGGAACCTCGTGAGGATCGAATAATGTAATGTTTTCACCATTCTTATAGCGACGCCAAAAAAGAGCAGATACAACTACAGAATAATCCATTTGACGTACACGAGTTTCTTCTGTACCTTGATTATTTTTTAATACAATAAGATCTTCAAATTGTGCATGCCAAATAGGGAATGTCACTGTGCATGATGCATTGCGTATACCGCCTTGACTACAACTACGTAAATCAGCAAACCATTTCTTTAGAAATGGGACTAGACCTGTATGTTTAATTTCTCCATTTCGAATTGGAGCTCCGACAGGTCGAATACGTCCAAGTTCGAGACCAATGCCAGCTCTTTTGCTAGCATATTTTGCCATCATTTCTCCACTAGCAAAGATGCTATCTAATGTATCATCTGAACTAATAAGTACACAGCTACTAAACTGCTTAGTAGTGGTCCCAAGACCCGCAAGAACAGGCGTAGCCAAAGTAAATTGTCCTTCCGATGCACATTCATAATATTCCTTTACTAGCTTTAATCGAATATCTTTTGGCTCATCGTGAAAGGCAGTCGCTGCTGCAATCGCATAACGTACTTGAGGTGTTTCATAGATTTGTCCTGTAGCACGATTTTGCACCAAATATTTTTCTGCTAGTTGTTCAATTGCTGCAAATGTATAATTCTCATCTTTAGTATGATCGATGAATAGATCGATAATGTTCCATTCATCCTCGGTATACCATGACAATAAGTCTCGAGTGTACATTCCTGCTGCAACATTTTTTTTGACGATTTCATAGAGTTTTGGAGGCTCATATTCACCGTATACTTCTTTACGTAGCATACTAACACGTTGTCTGCCGGCTACATATTGATAATTGGTATTGTTAATTTCTGGGTTCTCATTTTCGTCAATGAGATTGACCATAGCTTTTAATAATAATTCATCAATGGTCTTAGTACTCATTCCATCATGTAGTTCTAATTTAGCATTAATTTCGATCATAGATGGACTAACTCCATCTATACCGCTGCATCCATATGCTACTTGCCTTTGAATCTTAGAAATATCTAAAGGGACTTTCTCCCCATTTCTTTTTACAACAGTAATCATGTACTTTAACCCTTAACTTACTTTAAATGAATATTTACCAAGGATAGTGTACATCAATATTGTTTTCAATATACAATTCCTGATCAATATCTATAGCTTTAACTGCATTATTTTTATCGTAGTTCAAGACAAATTTATTGTCTATGAATACAAGATTATACAGTTTTGTTTTAGAATAATCAACCATGGTTTTAACTTCGATTAAGGAATCCTTAAATCTTTCTGTAAATTTTAAGGTATATCCTATCATAAGTGCTAGGGTAAAATCATCATATTTGTTTTCTACAATGATTTCCCAAGGGGTAGGCCAAGTTTTTTTATTAAAGGGATCTACCCTATGATTGAATGAAATTTGCGGAGCATCTTGCCAAAATAAAGAAATGGCAGTATAAGGGTCGTCGCATTGATCGAGATTTTTTCTAAAATCGACCCAGATGGACAACCTCTCTTCTGGAGATTTATTAAACATTTTATTGTAATTGAGTATATCTATAATTTAAAAACCCAGTGTAATTAGGACTTGTATAATAAAGTTCTACTAGGTTAGTACTAGTATTTAAGCTAGCATCAAATGTAACATACCCATCATCTGGCCCGGAATATGAATAACTGTCAGTCAAAGAGGCATCACCTAATACCCCTATCACAATAGTTAGTTGTCCTGTTCTAATAGTAGTTGATACATTTAAATTGTATTCAATACGTGTAGATTGCGCTGGACTGCTATAAGGGAATCTAGATAGTAATACATTATTTGTCGACAAAATGATTTGTGCGGAGTATGCACCGGGACTTTGGACATAAGAAGTACCACTTACAATTGTGGTAGTTGATGCATAATTTGTAGAGGTGCTATTAACAATGTCGTATCTAGAATTATAATCTCCAATTGATACATTTCCCTGTGTTAGGAAACTAATAACTGGAGTAACCTGATTACGATCATTATTTGTATTATTTCCTACATTATTAAAGATATTAAATGCACTGACATGGTGTGTTGGTTTATTAATAGAATTACTGCCTACGTATATTCCTTCTCTTTCGACGTAATAAAATTTATTATTTTCGATTCTACTTCTTAAAGGACCAGTAAAGTTATTTGCTGCTACGGTTTCAGCATACACAACTCCTCGATTCAAATTTCTAAATCTTGAATTTACAACGATAGAATCTTCCATGTCGTAATTAGATTTAATCCCGTAATATAAGTTATCAAAGCTACAATTTTCTATAATTAAATCTTGTGTAGTAATAGGTCCTTGACCTCTAATTTCTAAACCAGTGTAGTTTGAATCAGCTATTTGTCCAGCACCTGCAGTATAATTACCTAAAAACTGTACTCCGCTAATAACACAGTCAGTGCCACAATCAGCTCTCAATAATGGTAATGTATAAGTTCCATTAATATCATTTAAACTTGTGTCATATTTCAAAGTCATGTCTTTTATAACAATTTTAGTAGGACGAGTAGGACCTAAAATATTGGTTTGATTATCTACGAAAATTACATAGCTATTATGGACACTAGTCTGGTCAGCATATTGCATTAATGGGATAGACGTTGTTACTAAATTAAGAATCGTTTTTCCCGGCCCATCACCTACAATGATAACATTAGGTGGAAGATAAATGGTGCTTTCGATATTATAGATACCAGCTGGCACATATAGTGTTACTAAACTTTCATTTCCTAATGAACCCTTAACTGTTGCGTTTAGATATAGGCTTTCAATGGCTGCTCTAAAATATTGAGCATTAGGTGTAGTTCCATTACCTATTGCTCCATAGCTTAATACACTTACTTCATCGTCTAATTTGCTCTGTAATGATCTAGAAACTGTATTAGCAAGAGAAACATTAGGTATATGTCCGACTAAGGTATATAAAGTCGAACTAGTAATAGAACCATTGTAAAGGTTAATAAGATCATTTTCGGTCAATAAGCGTGTATTATCATTGTTAACCGCACCTTCACTAATGCTTTTTCCAATGTACAGATTTTCGGTATCTTCTGCCCATCCAAATTCGCCCGGCGATAAAGTAGGAGTACCAGTTACTTTTTCCTGCCCGCGACGTACTTGTATTTTGGCTATTTCAATTACGGCCATATCTAATTCTCCAATATTAGATATTTATCGAGTTATGAGAGATAATTTATTTGGCGTAATATTCTTCGACTTTACCTAGCCACATATCTTCATATTTGGCAAAATCGTCAGGCCATAGATCAAATTGTTGATATACTAAATCTCTAGAGCACATAAAAATATGTCCTTCTCGGATATCTGTACCGTAGACTTGATTGTGTGCTAATATATATGCAACTAATTGAATTTTATAATCATCTACCCACTCTTCTTTTTTAGGTTTATTTGTCTGTTTATAATCACAAATCGACGGATTTCCTTTATAAACCGCTACTAAATCAGTCGTTCCGGAGTATAAACCGGGGTAGTACAAAGACTGCTCCATTGCCCACACTTCGTTAACATCTACAAGGCCATATTCAATAATACGGTTAGCCATATCATTAGCTTTAACATGTACGGGATTATTTCCCGGCATTCGAGGTAACCCGGTTAAAAACCTTTCTAGATTAGCATGCATAGCTGTTCCTACACCTGCTGCTTCTGTGGTGATCTGTTGTGCCTTTGCTTCTCCCACACGTTTCTTCCATTCATTTAAGTGCGTCATATCTTTGGTTGCACTTAGAATAGTAGTGACACTAGGAATACGTTCGCCATCGGGTGTTTCGTATACTCTTTTACGTGTTACAGGATCATTAATTTGACGGCAATTTTTGTACTGGAATTTTTCCACAAAAGGTGGAGGGTTTATAGTTATAGTCATACAACTAATTATAACAAATAAAAAGAATTAATGCAAGTTTAGATAAAAGAAGAAGCGTCAGCGCTAGGAGTCGCTGGTTTAATTCCTTGATTTAGTAATATACCATTTTCGTTATAATTGTTTACTACTGTTTTAAATTTTGGCTCGTTCTTTTTGAATATACTGTCGAATGTATAATAATCCATTTCTCTATCAGGAGTCGACAACGCATTAAAAGGAAGCTTGTTCTTACCTCGAGCTGCAAAATTTCTCAAGGTAAGATACAATGCATCTACATCAGCATTAGCACCGTCTAGTGGAGCTTCAAACTCAAATAATCTCATTTTGACAGCTTAGTCATTAATGAATGAGCTTCGGCTAACCGACGAGCTTTTGATCTTTCAATACTTTCTCTCTTCTCTCTACCTGCGATTTCAGCACCACCGGCTGCAGCATCGCTAGCTCCGAATTCATCGCTCATTTCTGCATTAACATTCATACTGTCATCGCTTGCTGCAGGAACAGCTTCTGGTGGTGCTCCCATAGGTTGCTGAGGAAGTTCACCGCCTGCTAATTGTGCGACTGCGCTGCTGATAACTTCTCTAGTTTGAGTCAACGTATCTAATGCTTGTTTAAGTGCAGGTTCGATCCCTTGTTTAAATGCTGTAGATTCAGCTTCTCCGAAGTTTTTACGAATACTATCAGATAGGTCGATCATGGATTTAGTTTGCATAGTTCCGAGACGTTGCATAAAGTTAGTGATATCAGTTACCATGTCTGCAGCAATGCTAATATCTTTAGCTTTATCTTCTTCATTTTCTCTAATCAAATGTTTTAGAGATTCAATTATAACAGTATAATTTCTTCTACGAATTGCATCTTCTTTAACTTTCTTAGATTTCTTACCTTTCTTATTATAAGGTTTATTCTTTGTTTTAGCGATAGCTTTCTTCTTACTCATTCCGCTTTTTTTCATGCGTGCAATTTGTACGTCAGCGAAATCATTATCTCCATCGCCATCTTGATCGACCTTTTTAGATTCATAAGTTTTCATTTCAATTCCTTCATTCTGGTAACCAGACATGGTTGTTATATTGTATTTACCATTATACGTAGCAGATAAAGACTCTCTGACTTTTTTCTTTTTCTTCTTCATCGCCTTACTTAATAATTTAGTGCCTGTATCTTTTTTATTAAATTCTTTAGCAACACTAGTTTTAATTCCTACTTTTTTTGCAAACGCAGGATCATGAGCGGCTGCAGCCATAGTTCTTGCTTGTTTTTCAGTTTTAGATTTTTCAGTAAGAACAGATTCGCCTAACATTTCTTTAATTCGACTATTAATAATTTCTAAAGTATGTTTATCTTTTTGATAATCTTCATTAGCTAATAGATCATTAAATCCGGCTTGACCTTCTGTCTGGCTAAGTTTTGTTCTAATAATATTACGATAATTTTCTAGTTCTTCTCTGGTATATTTGTCGAGATTAATTTTGACACCGAATTTCTTAAACATATTTTCGTTTAATACTTTACTAGAAATTTGAGAATTGAAATCTGTTGTTTTCATAATTTAACCCAAAAAGTTGATAAAGTATTTATCGCATTCGTCTAAGTTTTTCGAAGTTAAGTAAAATATATTTTTTAGCAGATTCGGCTCTTATTTGTGCAGTTTCTTGCTTTATCAATAAAGCATCACATTTATCGTAATCTTTTTTATTTAAAAGAGATTTGAATATTCTAGAATAATTTAAATCTTCGAAATAACTATATCCATATTGCTGATCATTTTCTAAAATTTTAGAATTAATTTTTTTTCCTAACGCCAACGAGTTCGCAATAATCAGCGCAGTTTGCGGCAGATTAATTTTTTCATATAAAATATTATTTCGCAAATCGGTAATAGTAAAAAATACATTATTTTTACATATAAAATAATTACCTATTTTCACTCTTCCATCTTTACTTTCAGAAGGAATTACGTAACCTTTTTCTCTCAATGTTTCTTTTATTTCGAAAGCAAGGTCTGTAAGTTTTTTATAAAGTTTTTTTTCTGTTAGCATGATTTTTAAGTTTAAGGTCTTTTCCACTATTAGTTATTTCATAAACATGTTTTCTAACTAAATTTTGGGCAATCCATGTATCATGCTCATCTAAACTAGAAAGAGAAATTAAATCATGATGTTTATCAACAAAAAGTCTTTCTTCATTGTTTAAAATAATCGTGATATCTTCTAGTAAATGACAAATTTTCATATTAATGTGATTTAGACAAAATTACCACGAGTGTTGATAAGACTCCTGCAACTACTGTTCCAGCGGTTCCTACTAAAACTCTAATCATACTCATATGGCTTTTTTCTATTACTTCTTGAAGTGTACTGACCTTTTTCTCGATATTGTCTAATCTATTTTCGAGTGTTGCGTAACGTAACGCACATAATGCAACGTGTGTTTCTAAATTTTCAGATTCTATTGTCGACGGGTCCGGCATTGTTAGTATCTCCTACTTTAATCAACATTTTCATGAGCCTCAGGTTGCCTAACAGTTGCCTTAATAATTGTATTTCTATACTGAGCGTTGTCTAAATTAAACACCGCTTTTGTAATATTTATCGTTTCTGTTAAATTTTGAATGATAGGAACTTGGTTTACGTCATTTAATAAAAGACCGATAATATTTCCTTCATCATCTTGATAGGCCGAAGATCGATCTGTATTAAATTTAAAGGTCCATACCCGATGATTTCCTTTATATTTGCTACCAAATCCTAATCCTTTAATATCTATATTCTCAACAATAGGAGGATCATGCCATTCTATATTACTTCTTAACCCGACACATTGCTGTAATGTGGTCCAATTTTTATATTGATTTTGTTCTAGATCTGTTCCGTACCCGACTCTAGCAACTTCGGGCTTGGTAATGTCGATCAATGTTTTAATTTCGATAATTTCCATTATATACCTACTTTATTAGTTATAGGTATTTATAATCAAAAAAAAAGGCGACCATAAAGATCGCCTTCTTTTGGTTTATTAACTGTTGTTATTAATAACTTACGCTATTTGAAATAACACCTACGCTAACAGTTGCGCTATTTAAACTGATGCCATTAACTCTACCTAGAGCTTGCACAGCGTCTGTTAAAGAACGATATGTGCTTGTGTTAGGCGATCCGTCAGTTGGACCTAATCCTAAATAGCCTGGGCTAAACTGATCAACACCTAGTGTTTCTAAAGCAAAGTTCATTGTGTAAGGCACTGCGCTTGTGTTCAACGAACCAACGCGGCTAATTGTAGCAAACTGTGAAAGTGCAACGCGGAATAACTGATCAAAAGCTTGACCAGCTGATGTTCCAGTAGTTGCAGAATTTCCTGCAGTACCATTTGCACCTGCATAATCAGCCCAAACATTTGCGCTATCAGCACTGGCAAAAGTGATGTAAAAATCTGTTAAACCAACGCCTGCAAAGTTCTTTGGTGCTAATAAACCACCATGAACGCGACTAATTCCAGCCATAATTTTCTCCTTAAATTGTGATAGCCTTTTGGGCTAATCATACAAATATTTATCAACAATTGATAAAAAACTACAAATAGGCGTTTAATCGTCTTGTTTTGCGTCTCCGTTGACTATCTTAAGAGTCTTCGAAAGCTCTTTGTTTTCTTTAATTTTTCTTATTCCTCTTGTAAATTTAGATCCATCGCTACTTTTAATGCTGTTGATAAACCTTCTTTCTAATTCATAAGCAATTTCAGGATCAAATGTTTCCTTGATATGTTTTAAAAAGTTTATAGCAGAATCTATGATATGGCTGGCTCTAGATTCTAGAATAGTTTCTTTATTTTTTTTATCAGCAAATTCATTTAATTCGTCTAATAAGCTTTTAGTTTTCTTTTGCACGATAATCTAACCTTTTGTTCCAAATATTTATTCATTTTATTTTTTTATTCTTTTTGATAAGATCTAAATTGATTATTAATGCAGCGCAACATATAATAAATAAGGACACACACAAAGGAGAGACAGATGATTAAACAGTTTTTTAGTAAACTATTAGAAATCTATGCACATGGCCTCGAAACCAATGGCCGCAATCTTGCAGCAATTTATACTGCGATGTGGCCCGACTTAGTAAAAGCTCAAACAACAAAGGAACAGATATAATGTATTACACAACTATTACTGCCTTTGCAAATTGGTATTTTATAAATCGTTGGCAACCTGTGACCGAAGACGAAGTTGAATGGGTTACAAAACCTGCTAAGAAATCTTGTAATTAATTACAGTATTATGTATAATAGTTAACATACACACAGAAGGAAAATAAAATGTCGTTGAATGATTACACCCCTAAAGCCCCCGAAGTTAAGTTTAATAAGAATGGCTACGAAATTCGTACAGATATTCTTAGCATGGCTAAGGATCTAGTTGAAGCTGAGTATAGTGCTAAGTTTGCCGGTTGGGAAATGAGTTCTCATGTTGATGAGAAAACTGGCCAATTGGTTTCTACAGTTGCTATGCCAGAATTTCCTGGTCTAGATCAAGTATTAGCAACTGCAGAAAAAATGTATGCATTTGTTAATGCCGGCGCATCAAAGAAGTAAAAGTGGCATAGCCTATAATAAAAATAAATTACTTCGTGATAGTAAAACGCCCCTTTCGGGGCGTTTTATTTTGGCCTTAAACTTTAGATTGATTTAAGACGAACGCCAATTAAACTAGCTAAACGCTGTTTCATCATTTTCTTGATCATTTTGTCATCAATTATAGATGCACATTTGAAGCTAGCATTAATGCTGTGACAAGTTTCACAGGCATCGCTAGTAGCAGGATGTCCCGGAGCATAGTCGACTTTACCTAATGCAGGATGATGTGATCCATCATGGCAGCTTACACAACCGGTTGTAATACCATTGTGAATTACATTAATTGGAATATGCCAATCAGCATTAGTATGCGTAATACTTTGATTAGTATCCATTGGAGTATGGCAAGTGCCACATTCTGCAGTGGTTACAATGTGGTTAATATCCTTACCCATTGCTCCGTAGCTGACAAAATTACCATTGTGGCATGAACTACAAGCCTGTCCACTGACACTAGAGTGGGTCATGGACCACGATGCAGTAAAGCTTGTGGTATTATGACAAGCATCGCAATTAGTATTACCGATTGGTGGGTGATTGGCCGAACGTCCAATAGTTTGTGCAGAAATCTGCCCAGTAGGGCTACCATTATGGCAAGTTGCACAAATTTTTGGAGTACCTAGATAGATGCCACCAGCATGACAACTGGCGCAACTACTGCACTTACCAGTAGATAAGTGCGCGCCTGTTAACGGAAAATTCGGGTGAATGGTTTCATAAAGACTGCATTCAGCAGCATCAGCGGTATCTGAGAACATCAACATTGATCCTGCTGCTACTGTAGGCACAGTAATATAGGATAACGCTAATGCAAGTGTCATAACCATTGAAGTTAAGAGCGTTTTAATTTTTTGCACGATAGCAAACCTCCTCTAGGTTTCAACTATTTAGCAAAAATAATAGTATAAGCAACTATCCGTCGAACTGAGAACTGTTAGGACTATGGCAATAATTACAATCAACACTAGTTACTATAACTTTAACACCATTCTTTGTCACAGTAGTAGGATGCCCGTTGCCTTTACCCTGCGCTCCATAGCTAGTATATTGACCATTATGACACCCATCACATCGAACAGTGGGATAGCCCGTATTGTGTATCATGGTTTGAGTAATACCGGTTAGGCTATTAAATGCAGTAGTATTATGGCATCCCGCACAATCTAATAATAGGGTAGGTAAATGTTTCGAACTACGACCTACTGTCATACGACTAGGATCACCATTATGGCAGGCAATACATGTTCTAGGAGTTCCATTCCAAACAGCCGCACCTGCAGGAATATGACAAGTTCCGCAACTAGTACATTTGCCTGTGCTTAGATGAGCACCAGTTAACGGCCACAAAGGGTGTAATTTCTCATATGCAGTACATTCTGCACCTAATACTTTAGGAGAAATTAATAATAGAAAAAATAAAACTATAGTCCTAAAAATCATGTCTAAATCCGATATAAAAACTTTGATTTGTATTGGTTGGAGTATTATATAACACATCATTAGTTTTTGTCAACGATCTTGAATATTGCGCTTCGAGAGTAGTTTTATCGCTGATAGCATAAAACCCTCTTAATAATGCAGATATTGTGTCTATTTTACCATAATTTTCATTGATAGAATCATATCTAAGAATAGTTGAAATACTGTTTCTATTCTTATCGCCGAATTTATAATTGTCAGCAAATGTAACATAGGATGAACGTCTACCGCCAGTCGAATCGTTAACAGCAAATTCTATATTATTATTAATAGATCCGATATTTTCGCCTTTTAAGTGTGTAGTTAATGAATAGTTTTGTTTGTCGCCCACCTGTATTGGTACTGATGCAAAATTTGAATTTAAATTAAATCCCGGAACAGTAGATAAATTAGTTGATTGCGCATCTATTGTTAATTCCCAATTTTTATTAATCTTTTCTCTTAATCCTAACACAGTTGATGTTGCAATAGGAGTAGATTTATCAATATAACTATATATTTCGCTAGCTGTTAATCCAGATTTAAGTAGTAGATCCCCGATCGAGTTATAATATTGTTTATCTAATGATAATTCGCCGAGATTAAGTGCAACATCTCCATACGGCATTGGGGTACGTCGTCTTTCAAATATAGCAAACGCATCGAAGTTTTTGGCATAGTAAGTACCTTGGAAAGAAATCAAATTAAGACTACGATAAACAGTATCGTATTCGGTTCTTAATAAGAAACTTTCTTTGTTTGTTCTATAATCTACGCTATTTCCGATAGCCATACGTTCTAATAATCCGTCAGCTACTCCTCTATTAAAATAAATTCCTGTACCCCAATCATTGTTAATTCTCCAATCAAATTCAACACCTTCAAATATTCTTTTAGTTTGAGATCCCGATCCAGTGATAGGGTTACCAGCAGCTAATGATAATTTTAAATCATCTGTAATTCTAATATTAGTAGATAGCCCATCAAATTTTCCAACAGCTCCTGCTACACTAGATTGTCTTCCTGCGCGAATATTATATCCTTTAAATGTATTAGCGAAGTCTACATAAGCATTTGATAGATTTGTTCTATTACCATTTGTTTCACTAAAGTCTTTTACTTGTGAAAATCTCACACGAGCTGATAATTCATATTCATTGTGTGTTTCTTTTAATGAGGCTTGTACGCCTGAAATTAAGTTAATTTGTTCTGCTTTTTGAGTGCTGCCTTCATTAGAATTTTTAGTTACATAAAGGTAATCTGAAGTGTTTCCATTAAAATCAAAACTATCACCTTGGTGAGGTGTTTTTGTTTTATTAATTTTACCTATTGTAAATCCTGTAGGTTCTAATATTTCTAATGACATTAAACGCTGTCTTACTCGAGTTCTATCTTCATCATCTTCTGTGTATAGTGCTAGATAACGCTGATATTCCTTCATAGCTTTATTATAATTCTTTGATTTTTCGTAAGCATAACCTAACATTTCGTGTGCTTCTTTTGCATCTGCAGGAGATTGTGTAGAAATAATAGATTTTAAATCAGCAATGGCTTGCTCGAATGTTCCTGATCTTTCTAACAATAATGTTTTGGCTTCTGCTAATAATTCTTCAGCAGGTCTATTATCAAATACAACAATAGGTTGTTTAACTCCATCATCGTCGTCATCAATATTAGGTTTTTCAGCTTCTAAAGTAATAGGATTTGTATTAATTGTATGTGCATTACCGGTTAAGAAGAATCTAGAAAGTTTAGTACCTATAGATTCTTTTTTTATCTTAGGAATTGTCGTAGGAATATTTTCTAAAACAGAGTTAGATTCTAAAGTAGAATTAGCAGCTTCATTTATTATATCATTATTTGGAACAGATTCTTTGACATCGACACAACTAGTTGCATATAATGCAGTAGCTAATAGAGCCGCAATTTCTTTTTTTAGTAGTCGAGATTTAGTTTTTTTGTCACTAACTACTTTTTGTATAGGTATCGAAACTGTAACTGTTTTTTTAATTTCTATCTTACGATTTTGTTCAGAAAGCTTCTGTAATGAATCTTCTAAATTATCTTTGCCGGAAAGCGATGATAATAGATTAGAGAAATTATCTTCATTTAGAAGCTGTTCAAAATTATCGAGACTGAGAACAGAATCGTGGCTCATAATGGCCCTTACTAGTGATTAAGCACCTTTGCCGAATAGTTTTCTAAACCATTGCACCCAAGTGTGTCTTTTTTGTATGTTTTCTGCACTTTCACCATGGTTAATTGCTCTACTAACTGCAGTGGTATCGCCCATGTGGTCGGCGTCGACTTTAGTTGCTACTCGATTTTTCCAATACCAAATAGCGATAGCGCCCATATATTTAGGGTTAGCTGCCAAATTGGGTTTACTAGCTAAATCTATACCCAATGCTTTTCCAGCCTGCTCGTAGTTACCTCTTCCGGTAAGTTGGCAGATTCCGCGTCCTCTATACATCCATGCATCGTTAGGATGTTTATTTCCTAATGCATGTCTTATTCTTTCATTTTTCCAATAATGATCGATAAACCATTTTTTACTTTTATAAACTTCACCAGACCCTCTGTACATTTCATCAAATTGGGTGAAATTTCCGCTTTCGTGTGCCCATTGCCCTAAAAACTGATCTAGCTCTAATCCTACTATTCCTTGCTTCATAGCAGAATTTTTAAGATCATTTTCCAAAGCATTAGGAAGTTTTACCATTTGTTGAGCTTGAATATATTTTTTTAAATATGATTGGGTCAAAGGCGGCTGTACGTTCGGTGCTGGTACTTCTGGAATTTCTGCTTTCGGTAATTTCGGTATCTCAACTTTAGGTTCTTGGGTGGAATCCTTTTCTGCTGGACTTGATTTATAATAATCATCGTTATCATCGGATGGTATTAGCTGTTGTGGTTCCTGTTGTTGATAATTGACAGTAGGCCGATGTTGAAACTTATCTTTAGCATAATCATATCCAACTAATCCGCCACTAACAGCACCAATCGCAGCAGCAGTAGCTAAACTCTGTTTGCCTTTACGCACAAACTCTTTTTTAAAATCATCCCATTTTCCCTCTTCCAAGGTAACTGGTAGTTCGGTAAAATATTGAGGATATTTCTTATTAAAATTACGCATTACAATACCAGCAATTTCATGAGCCTGATTTTCAGCAGGACTGCCGGTATGCCCACTAGTAGCATCTAATTGATGCTCTAATCCTTGCCTATAATGTACTAATTCATGTGCCAATGTGCGTAAAATATCTAAGGGATGACGATTTTCTATACCTAGATATATAACATTAACATCATTTAAAAATTTACCGAACGTGGGCTGTTTTTCATCTTGTACCCTCTTTACAAATTTAATTTTAGGTAATTTTTTAATACCTATAATCTTCATTGCAAGAGGAAAGAAATCTTTTAAAATTTCTTTAAAATCGGTTTGTTTAGGTTCTAGAAGTTCATTAATATGCATCCAGTATTTATTCTAAATGTGTTTGTTTATTTTCTTCTAAAATGATAATCACCGTCCATATCACTCGCTGTAGCAAAATATGGTGTTACCAATTCAAACCCCAAACTTTGAACATATGCAATTACTGCATCTTTACTTGGGGCCCCTTTATTATATTCCACATGCTGTATTTCTAATATTAAATCTTGACAATTTTTTAAAGTTTCTTCAGATCCTTTCAATATATCAAGTTCAGCTCCTTGAACGTCCATTTTAATTAAATCGGGCAAAGGAAATTGACGAGATTTAACAATAGTATCTAATGTCATTGCTTTTTTTGTCACCTTGTGGCTGTCGTCAAATAAGTGTGCTGCAGGCGGGCTAAATTCCGGATTTTCTCTGTAATAGCTGTTACCGGCAGGAAATTCTTTATTTTCAAAAAAATCAACAGATCGATAATCTCGGTCACTTAAAACGCCTATATGACATGTAACCCCGGCCTCTTTGTATAATTCCTCACAATCCTCCATCGCTTCAAAGACAAAAAATTGAGAGCCAGGCCATACAGTTTTAGCAGCATCTGTCCAATGTAAAACACTGGCACCAATATCATAAATTATTTTAGGTGAACATTTTTGTTCATTTTTCATACGATGCAAATAATCTATATGCGGTACCGGAATTGATAAAGTTTCTCTCAGTGTTTTAAGATGTGTTGTGACCGGATCTTTATTAATTACATCCGGAACATTCATGTCAACTTTAAAGGTCCATGATCCGGTATGGTCACAAATCACACTGGTATCTGCCCAAAGTGTAAATCCTCTATCTCTAGCCTGGTTACAAAAGTGTACGTCTTCGCTCAACGTATTTTTATGATCAATTGCACTATGATATAAGAAATGAGGATACGGAATAGATTTAAATACTTCAGCTTTAACTAAAACACATCCGAACCCACATCCGTCGATCGGAACTAGCCCTTGTCCTTTAATAGTATTCCAATCAACATGTGTCACACCACCGAATTGATTTTTACGCATGATTTCAATAGTATGCGTACCTGGTATTCTTTGTATATAGATACCCGAAACAATGTCTCGATTATGCGATAATAATTTTGTTAAAGTGTCTGGTGCAAACGAAATATCACTATCTACAGCAAATAGATAATCGTATCCGTTATGTATAGTCCAATGTGCAATTAAATTGCGCACTTGATCTACCTGATACCCCCAAAAATATTGGAAATCGGCAACATATCCATTAGGTATAGTTAAATCGTAAATGCTTTTAAAAGTCTGAGCTTCAATATTTCTGTTTGTCGGAATAGCTATCAAAATACGCTTTACCGGACTGTTATTTTCAGGTACAGAGGCAGATAAAGGTATTGGCTGCGGTATTTGTGCAGGCTTATCGTTTACGTCTGTTTTCTTTGGTAAACGAATAATATTGTCGTCGTTACTGCCAAAAATTGCAGTTATTGCACGATCTTGTTCTTCTCTGTTGACTTTGTAATCATTTAACGGGCTAGCATCATTATAGTTGTAAACAATATCGGGCACTACATAGATACGATTTGGATCGCAATTATATAATGCACTATAAAATGTTGCGTTGTCTCCTCCGGCTTTAAACCAATTGCCTTGATCATCTTGGAACGCTTGATTCGGTACATCTAATAATAATTTGGCTTTCATTGTTCTTAGATGAGTATACGGCATCTTCCAATTAAAATGATAATCTTTAAATTTACGAGATTCGATCACTTCAGGAGGATATGGCTGGCTGATTAATGGAATATTGTCAACTATACTCCAACATGAACCATATGTAAAATCGTAATTATAATGTACAGTATTATAATAATCAAAAATATCCGGACGATTAACTAAACTATCATCCCCGTCGAGCATCATAATGATATCGTCGGGGTTAAGGTTTCTGACTACGGTTATATGATTATAAACAGCACCTTGATTTTCTTCGTTTCGAATTAATCTAAATTTATTTTGTATTTCTTTAGGAAGTTGATTAATATAATTTTCTGCGATTGTAAGTCCGTTATCGGTACTGGCATCATCAATTAACCAATGTTCATAGTTTTCATAATCTTGAGCAGCCACACTAGCAATGCATTGTTCGATATATTGCTTTGCATTATAGAAAGGGCTAACTACAACAATTTTCTGTTCAGGACCAAGTTTGGGAGCAAGCCATTCTTCACTGGTGCTTACTCTACGATTGAATATCTTATGATACTTATTTTTAGTATAAGATACTTGCTGACTCTCGCCTTTGCTGAGATATAATCCTAATTTACTATAGATATGTTGTTTCCATTCTAATGCTACTACATCCCAGCCTGCTAGATCTTTAATCTCATCTAACGCCTTCATTCTACGTCGATGTTCTGTTTTATTCTGATAAGCAGCAACTACTTGTTCTACAATGAGATTAGACTGGTCTTCTGCATTAACATTAGGAAATAGACTGTTAGGAGTTGCTGAATAATCAATAAGATACCCTTGTGGACTTGCAGTTTCTTCCAATGCTCCGAATCTACAAGTAATTAACGGGGTATTAGCATATAGTGATTCTAAGGTACTAATGCCGTATGTCTCTGGAAAAGCTGTAGGATATAAGAAATAACTGGCTTTGGCAGAAATTTCTGCAACTGTTTTCTGGTCAACAATTCCTGTAAATGTAATAGTAGGATCATTTAAATGAGGCCCTGCTATCTTCATAAATTCTGTTTCTTCATCGTCGTGAGCAAAGGCCGCACCTAATTTGTAGTGGCCACCAATCACTGTCAATCTTGCAGATGGTATACGTTTTTTAACTTTAGGCCAAACTAGATTCAATAAAGGATCTAGTCCTTTGCTCATGTTAGCATTGAATATAAACATG